TCCTCCGGTGAGAATAACGTCGTTTGAATTCCAGTCTTTGATTTTTTCATTTAATAATTCTTTTGTAAATGTGTGAACGTCGTCATGATGTAACGCATCCGGCCAATAGTGATTCAAAACTTTTCGCCCGAATGGATTAATTTCACAACTTGCAATATTGTTCCATCCCATCCACTCGGACGCTAAATCAAAACCACCAATTCCACTAAATAAACTGATGTGATTCATATCTAAAAAGTATCAACAATTTCGGATTCGTACTTGTTTAATTTGTCGATAAATTTCAACAATCCGCTTTCGTATTCCTCCAATTCTTTTTGGATGTCTTCGCGGTTTAACTGGACAACGTGCAAAGGTTTGATTTCAAAACGCGGATCAAACGAAACAAAAAACATTGATGTAATTGTGTCGCAAATTGCAAAATAGTGGTAAACCTGGAATTTGTATTCGGCCGGAACTTTGTTTGTTCGAATGTATTCGACGTGTTTTTTTGTCGATGGGCATTTCACTTCGACTCCAGACATTGGAACGTCCGCACCTTCCAAAATTAATCCGTCCGGCGACAAATGGCATCCGGGAAACCTTTCGTTTGTTGCAAGTCCGAACGTTTCAACCGTCAAGTCCGTGAATTCCTCAAATTCGGCGATTGCCACCGGTTCTAAATCGATTCCGCGTTGCATTGCGTCGTTTACGAAATTTTCTTCGATTGTGTCCGAATGTCTTTCGGCGATTAATTCGTCAACCAACGGCAAATTGTTTTTGGCGAATGCGCTTTTTACTCGTGTTCCTCCGATTGATCCTTTTCGGATTTTGTGCCATTCTGGACTTCTTTGTTGTAATTCCTTAACTAAGTTCATTTTTCGTCGTGTTTTTTGTGTTTAAAATTTCTTTGTTGTTTTGTTCGTCTTTCGACAATGATTTCCAAATCGTTTTCAAGTCCTCCAAATCCAAAGCGCCTTTTAACTTTTCAACCGCTTCCGTTGGATCGATGTTCGCTTTTGGTTTGTACGCTCGAATTCTCAATGCGTCGGTCGTTTCGCCGAATGCCGAAACTTTTTCAGTTCCTAAAACAACTCGTTTTCCCGTCCATTCCTCAATGAATGGCGTTCCGTGAACTTGTTGGATTGTCTTTGCGTTTGTCTTGTTGCAAATCATTCCTTTTTCCAATTCCTCAAAGAATACAACCATACAAGATTCCTCGCGTCCGGATTGGCCTTTGACCATATCTTGTTCGACTTTTGAGATTGTCAACGTTAAATCCTCGCCGTTTTCTAAACTGTACGCCCCCAAATATTCATAATTGTGGTACGTCTTCCAATGTGTTTTTGATTCCATAATCGTTTGTGTTTTTAAAAGTTATTCAAATTTATAAAAGTTTTTGACAATGAACAAATATATTCATTAGTTTATTTTCAACTCTTTATTTGTTAATAAAAAATAAATGTTTTGTAATTGATGAACGTATTTAATTTTATTTAAAAAAAATTGATTGTAATATGTCGAACTTTTGTCTTCCAAATTAAAACCAAGTTTTTGTAATATTTCTTTATTTATTAGAATTGGTTTGTAATTTTCAATTTCTCCAATAATAGTGTTTTTGTTTGTTTTATCAATTACAAAATTTTTGTTTACTTTTTCAATTTCGACAATTTTATTTTCTTTTTCTGAAAACATATTGTCGTTGAAATAAACTAAATTTCCGATTCTTAATTCTTCAATTTTTAACATATTTTATTTTATTTCAATTTCCGACCCGTCCGATTTTCGAACGATTATTGTTGCGTCGCATAGTTTACAAAACTTTTTAAACTCGATCAATTTAATTGAATTCGCTCGGACTGTTTTGTGGAAAGACGTTGCGTGTGATCTGATTTCCTTCGCGATCGAATCAATTGATTTCGGATCGGCGATTTGTTTAAATTGTTCTTTCATTTTGTGTTAGTTAAAATTTCCAACGTTTTTTTGTATCGTTGTTGCAATCTGGTTAACGTAGCTTTTTTTATTTGCCAATTATTAAACCAAACCTTTGCGTTGATGTGTAGTCCTTTTTCTTCGTTCCATTTTATTGCCTTTAAACTGGACGCCGTTTGTTTTTGATAAAAATCAATTGCCGACGCGATTTCCTCCAATAGGTTAATTGTCGCCATTCGTTCCGCATTATCATAATATTTTGATAATTCCAAAGTTCTTTTTTCGATGTCTTTTTTTATTGCTTTCATTTTTTATTAAATTGATTCGTTTGCGTATTCGATTAATTTTTCCAGTTCTTCCAATGCGTTTTCGTCGTCGCTCAACCTTTGACGTAATTCGAAACGGTAAGGACCAACCGCCCAACGTGAAACCATTTCGTTTTTTCTCAACTTTTTCTCGATGTCCTTAATTTTGGATTCTCTTAATTCTTGATAATTCATTGCGTTTTTTTTTAAAGATAAGTATTTATATCTAATAAATGAACAAAAATATTCACTAAAATAAATTAAACACAAAAAAGGGCAACCAATTACGGCCACCCTTGAAAAAAAAAACACAACTGCATCCCTATGGAAAGATGAAGATTCTTTGTTAATTTCCTTTAATTATTTCAATCGCTTGTTCGTCCTCGATTAATCCTTTTGATAAAAGATAAACAACCGCGCCAATTTGAACAGCTCGAATAATTAGTTTCGCAATTTTCTTTTGTTTCGCGTTCGTTGTTATTGTTTCAACGATTGGATCCAACTTCGGAATAATTGCAAATATTTTTTTTAATTGTATCATTATCTAATTTCGTAATGCGGTAAATCCTTGAATGTTTTCCAGTTTCCGCCCCAATTCAATTTGACGTTTTCTTTTGCTCCCGCTTCCAACATACACGATGCAACTTTATAAAACGCCAATTCCATTTCCTCTTTTGGTAATGAATAAACATTCACGCCTTTAATGTATGGAATTACGTCAATCGCTCGTCCGCTCTGATGGTATGATTTAATTTCGTACCCGTCGCACCTGGATAACTTGTTTTCGAAAAGTTTGTTTTGTTGGTCCGCCGTTCGGAGTCCTCCAAGTTGTGGAATTGATAAGTCGATCCCGTCCATTTTTCTCGATGCAATTCGAATCGCTCGAAATAAAACACGGATTAAACGTTCGTCGACGCCTTTCATTCTGTTAAGTGAATTTTGTCCCCATTGGAATTTTTGCGCCATTTACTCGATGTTTTTACAAATTTATTCTTTTAATCTAAAAAAAATAAATCTACTTTTCAACAATTATTGACGGTTCAATTTTTAATAGTTTATTTCTTTAAACCGGCCGTTTAAATTTTCGAAGGTTGTTCGCATATCCCTGGGCAACATGTCGATTCCGAACGCCCACATTTCAAAAATGGCCAACAAACGACGCGTGTTGTTTTTATGACTGGTTGTGCTAAAAATTGAATTGATTCTATATTCAAAAGCCTTGACAACATCGTATCGAAATTTTTCAAATAATTCAATTACATATTTGATGTCGTCTTCCGGAATGTTTTTGTTTCTCCAATCCTTTTCAATCGCTTCAATATAATCGATATGCATTTGCGATTGTGTTTCAATAATAAACATTTTGAATTCGTCCGATTTCATCGATTCAATGTCTTGTTTCAATATATCTGCGAAACTTTCGGAACAAACTTTAATTTTATACTTTACAAAGTCCTTGCACATTTTACTTTTTGAAACATCATATTCGCCGTGCGTGTAAAATTTCATAAAAGAAACTTTTTTTTCAACCCTTGCGCACGTATTAAAAACGTCGTGATGTTCCAAGGATTGAATAGTTAATTTATATTTTACGCTTAAAACAGTATTAACCCATTTTGGAATGTTCTTTTTGAATATCCACATAAACGCCAATCCCAAAATAAGAAAGGCCGTTATTATTCCCCCCTCCAAATTTTCCGCCAACTCTTTTAAAACGCTTTCCATTGTCGTAAATTAACAATTTGTTTTTAAATAATTTTGTTTTGAATCCTTGTATTTCATTTGCAACGGCGCAAAAGTTGAAACGTCTTTGTAATCGATTGATTCCA